CATTACTGAGATCGCATCCTTGAAGAATCGCGTTGCAGTCCTAGAAGCCTCGTAGTCCTACTCTCTACTGACCCCAGCTACAGTTCACCTATCCCCACCTGATCCATGCCTACAACCATCGAGCTGACGCCTGAAGAGATCGCAGAGATCATGTCTCGCCCGCAACCTGAACCTCCTCCGGTGCTCACCACCGAGCAAAAGCTGGAAGCAGCAGGTCTGACGGTGGCGGAACTTAAAGAGCTGTTCGGACTCCCCTAACGTGGGCAAACCTAAATCAATGACGAAGGTGGTCCACGTTCCAGGACCTCCTAAAAAAACCCGTCAAGGGCAGGGACAACATTCTCTGCCTAAAGGAACTCGCAAACTTTCACGCGGTCAAGGCCGCTAATCAAATGCTTACTTTTCTTGGTCTTAAAGTTTCCTACGAAACTCTTGCCTTCCTGGCTCTGTTTATTGCTTCTGAAGTTGTTGGTAACAGCAAACTTAAGGAGAATAGCATTGTTCAACTTCTTCTTAATGCCGTCAACTCTTTGAAGCCTTTCCGTTCGGAAGACGACAAAATTAAGCGCATTAAGGATTCCTTTAAATGAGCACTAAAAAGAAACAGGACGACTTTAGCAAGTGGCCCAGCATCAAAAACGCCAAGGGTCCTAAAGAAACTCCGGTCAAGTACGACTCACATATGGGGCTGTTTGCACCTATGGTTAAGGAAGCAAAACGGCGGGAATCTAAAAACAATCGTCGCCTAGCTTAACCATGACGGTTCTTGCTGTCCCTCAATATTATCTCCAAACCGACTCCGCTACCCAACATGGAGACCGCATGTGCTTCTCTAGTACGTGTGCCATGGCGGTAAAATACCTTAAACCAACCGCTCTTCTGGGGACTAATGCTGATGATAACTATCTCCGTACCGTTCTTAAGTATGGAGATACCACTCAATCAGTCGCACAGATCCGTGCTTGTTCCCATTATGGAGTCAAAGCATCCTTTTTAAAGAATGGCACCCGTACAACTCTTGAAAAGGAGCTTGAAAAGGGCTATCCGGTGGGGTGTGGCATCCTTCATAAGGGTCCTGCTCACGCTCCAACGGGCGGTGGACACTGGTTACTCGTGGTAGGACTTACGGATACCCATGTGATCTGCCATGACCCCTTTGGAGAAATGAATAACGCGAATGGAGGTTACCTTAAGCCTGGTGTTGGGGGTAAATATGTCCCCTATTCGTGGAAAAACTGGTCCAAACGATGGATGGTAGAGGGTAATGGCTCTGGTTGGTACATGACCTTTCGGAAAATCCCTTAAATACACACTTTTACTTAATAATCATGGCTTCTATTACGACTGATGCCGTAACAACTGCGGGTACATTCCTTACGGAACCCAGTACTACGGCATTTTCTCTTGGGGCATCGCGTTCCATTACTCTTGCGGCGACAAGTGTAAACCAAGCACTGACGACAACGTGTCGTTTTGTGTCAATTAAAGGTGCTGGTGGTAATCACTGTCATTATGTAATTGGTGTTGGCGCTCAAACTGCTACTGCTTCGTCTCATTACCTGCGTACTGGCGAACGGATTGTACTAGCAGTTCCTCCTAATGCTAACATTGCTGCTATTCAAGGTACTGGTGCTGCTACAACTTTGTATATCACTGAACTTGCTGATTAAGCATGACACAACGTGCTAACGAAGAACAATTCAACGAGCTTCACGGTCTTGTAACAAACGAACTGATTGGTCGAATCAAGTCTGGCGTTGCTACCACACAGGATTTAAAAGCCGCCGCTGATTGGCTATCTAAGAATAATATTACGGGCGTTCCCGTGCTTGGTTCTCCACTTGCCACCCTCTTTAGTAGTCTTGAATTGGAGATGGAGGATGTCGAAAGGGCCATCCGATAACGATGATGGGGAACTGTCCACAATGCTTAGGAACCTAGCGGCTACCGCCTTCCTGGGCCTCTTTAGTTGGCACTTAATCACCCTACATAACATTGCTAAATCAGTGGAAGTACTTGTCGAAAGAGTGAGTGCCTCCAACACTAGGATTGAGCGCCTCGAAAACGAAGTATTCTTTAAGGAGTCTCTTGATGGCGCCCCGAAAAACAACAACCCCTAGGCGTAGTGCTGCGTATTATCGGAATAACCCCGAAGCATACGCAAAGAAACTAGCCTATGATACCAAAGAAAACAAGTCCCCACAGGATCGAAAGTATCGGGCCGAACTTGCTGATGCGCGACGGAAACGTGGCGTTATGGGTAAGGGGGGCTCTGATCTTTCCCACACCAAGAGTGGCCGTTTAGTAAAGGAATCGCCCTCAAAAAATCGCGCCAGAAACGGTCACAACGGTAAGAGTTCCAAAAAATGAACAAAGGAAACGCCAAGCCTCCGGGTCTTTACGCCAACATGAATAAGCGCCGGGCTGCCGGAACCAGTCGGCCTAAAAGTAAAAGCACTGTGTCTCCTAAGGCATATGCAAATATGAAAGCAGGCTTCCCTAAGAAAAAGAAGTAAACCACCGCAGTAGGCACAATGCCTCTCAAAGATCCTTCTGAATACCTTTACAACCTAAGGGCCATGACTTCCTCTGAAGCTAAAAGATTGTGGCGTAGATCTATCAAAGAACATTGGAATAACCAGTGTGTTTATTGTGGGTCTACAAAAGATTTAACCCTAGATCATGTCACTCCAAAAGCTCGTGGAGGTCACGACATTACATCAAATGTTGTACCTGCCTGTCTCAAGTGTAACCAGTCTAAAGGTTCGAACCACTGGTTATCTTGGTGGATTGGTCAAGACTGTTTTGACCACTCTAATTTCTCTAAAGTCCTTTCTTGGACAACTAGCTAGTTCTCTTATTTCTTAAAACTATGTCTACTACTGCTGACTCGACCACTTACGGTTCTATTTCTAACGCCCCTGGTAAGCGTGATGAGAACCAACAAACCAACAAAGTCCACACCACCACTAATGTGTCTGATGGTGTGACCACCACCACCACCGTTGCTGCCTCCTATGGCGCTACTGCCACTACTGTTGCTCTTAACGCCACTGTGGATGCTGCTGAGACTGCTATCAACACTGTTCGTCGTGCGCGGACCAACCCCTCCACCCTGCCTACCGCCAAGGTTACGGGCCTTGCTACCCGTAAGGAAACTGGTGCTGTTGCTTCCTTTGGTACCCGCGTCAATGGTTCTGGTTATACCAATGGCACCTATACCAACGTTGCTTTGAGTGGCGGTACTGGTTATGGCGCTACCGCTAACATCACCGTTTCTGGTGGTGCTGTGACTGCTGCTACCCTCGTGCGTGGTGGTCAGTGGTATCTCGTTGGGGACAGCCTGTCCTGTCAACTGATCGGCCCCGGTACCTTGTTTGCTCTGCCTGTTGCTACCATCACCCAGGGTTGAGGTTATGCCTGCTAAAAAGAAAGGCCCATCAATGCGTGAAAATCAGCAACGTAAGCTGACCATGCAAAAGATCGCCAAAGGCGGTCCACAAAAGAGTGGTGTTAAGAAGCCCGTCTCTGGACCCACAAAGGCTGATGCTAAGTCTTGGCAAAAGATGAACCAACTCAGTTCTGCCAAATCCGCAAAGGCTGCTGAACCTCGGCCTCGGACTCCTGCTCCTGGGACGGGCAACGTGCTTCAATCTGCCATTGACCGCAGCAAGGCCCTTAAGGATGCTGCCCGTCAAGCCAACCGTAGTCGTGTCGCTACTCGTGACGCGGCTCGTGCTTCTGGTGCCAAAGGTGCCGTGGCAGCGCTTGCCGGAGCAGCCGCAGAAAAGGTTCTTGGTCCTGCCGCAAGGAAGGCCGGTGGTGCTCTTGCCAACCGCGTTCTGAAGCCCGCTGCTCGTAAGCTGGATGATGCCATGCCTGGTATCAACAGCAAGGACGAGGCTCGTCGTCGCAATGCCCAAGCAGCCGCCAAGGGCTCGACCTCCAAGTTCAAGGGTGCCCGCGATGCTGCCGTGAAGAAGGCCTCTGCCATCAAGGGTAGCCCCGTCGTTGGACCCCGTAAGTCCTTTGACGATACCTTTAGGAATGCCCGCAAAGCCAACAAGAGCACCTTCACCTGGAAGGGGAAAAAGTACACCACTGAGATGAAGTAAGATGGCAGCTTATCAAGGCGGACAACGATCCGCAGCAAAGAGTCCACGCAAACCAAAGGCCCCGAGTCGTCGCCCAGTACGCGCTTCTGATTCAAGAACAAACTTTCCTGGTGGACGCTCGAAACCTAAACCAGTAAAGCCTACCCGTCAAGGCCCAGCAGTCCCCACAAGACTCCAAAACGCACCTCCAGCCCCTAAACTACCAGCACCAGTACGGACAGTTGCTGCTCGTCCTTCTGCGGCACCTTCCCGGCCAACTGCTGTCCGTAAACCTACACCAAAAGCAACAGTGAAAGCACCTGCTGCGGTAAAACCAGTAGCAGCTACGTCTGGCATCGGTCCCGTTAAGAGTGGAGCGGCTTACGCCAGTCAAAAGGGTAGTATTTCCGAATCAGTTAGAAAGATTCGTGAAATGAGAGCAGAATCTTCCCGGCGTCAAACCGGACAGGCTGCTCCGGCTTTGTCAGGTTCTAAGGATTACTCCTCTTCATTTAAAGATATGAAGGGTGGATCTTCTAGGTTTGTTGCTGAACTTAAAAAGAAAAAAAGAGGTTAAGTCATGCCTAAAGTTGGAAACATGAAATTCAGCTATACCCCTGCTGGTATGGCTGCGGCTAAAAAGGCTGCTGCTAAGAAGATGGCAAAGCCTGCTAAGAAACCCAAGAAGTAATCTAATGGCCCCCAAAAAGAACCCAAGTCTATCTCTTGGTCGTGGTGAGAAATCACCTAAGGGGGGCCTTACCGCCAAAGGCAGGGCTAAATACAATAAGGCAACGGGGTCTAACCTAAAGGCCCCTCAGCCCGAGGGTGGTCCCCGCAAGAAGTCCTTCTGTGCTCGCATGGGCGGTAACCCTGGCCCAATGAAAACCCCAAGTGGTAAACCCACCCGTAAGGCACTTGCTCTTAAACGTTGGAAGTGTAGTTAATTATGCCCCTAAGTAAAGGGAAATCTCAAAAGGCTGTGTCCAAAAACATCAGCAAGCTTTCCAAGGAAGGCTACCCAAAAAATCAAGCTATTGCTATTGCCCTTTCCAAAGCTGGGAAGAGTAAGAAACGTAAATAGCCACCACAGGGGTCTAGGAGCGTCTCCTTGGCCCCTTAACCCCACAATAGGTACCCTATGCCCAAACAAACCCCAGAGGCCCCTTCTAGGTCCATAGAAGAGCGTATCTCAAGTTCATTCCCTGTTTTTCTTTCCCTTGTATGGAAGTCGCTAGACCTGCCTCGGCCAACAAGGGCACAACTTGCCATTGCGGAGTACCTCCAAAACGGACCCAAACGACTACAGATCCAAGCGTTTCGGGGTCTTGGTAAGTCCTGGATTGCTGCTGCCTTTGTGTTGTGGACACTCTGGAACGACAGAGACAAGAAGATCCTTGTTGTTTCGGCTAGTAAACAAAGGGCAGATGACTTTACCATCTTTTGTCAGAAGTGTATTCTTGAGTTTGACTGGATGGTCCACATGCGTCCTGTGGATGATGACCAACGGTGGAGCCGTGTGTCCTTTGACATTGCTGGGTGTCGTCCTGCCCAGAGCCCTTCGGTTAAAAGCGTTGGCATTACGGGACAGCTTACTGGTTCCCGTGCGGACTTGATTGTGTTTGATGACGTGGAGGTTCCCTCAAACTCCGCCACCGACATGATGCGAGAGAAGCTTCTTCAGCTGGTGACGGAAGGTGAGTCGGTTCTTACTCCTAAGGCGGACAGCCGTATCGTGTTTTTGGGAACCCCTCAAACTACCTTTACCATCTATCGAACCCTGAGAGAGCGCAACTACCGCCCCTTTGTGTGGCCTGCTCGATACCCAAAGAACCTTGTTGGGTATGAAGACATCCTAGCCCCACAGCTCCAGGGGGACATCGACACACAAGGGCATGACACCCTTTCGTGGACTCCAACAGATACCCGCTTCTCCGAGATTAACCTTCTTGAGCGTGAACAATCAATGTCTCGGAGCAACTTCATGCTCCAGTTCATGCTGGATACCAGCCTCTCTGATGCCCTCAAGTTCCCCCTCAAGCTCAGCGACTTCTCAGTGATGCCTCTGGACCCCGCTAAGGGGCCTTCGGACGTGATTTGGGGTGCTGATAAGGAGACCCTCCTTGACCTGCCCGCCGTGGCCCTTCCAGGCGACAGGTGGCATCGACCCAAAAAGGAAGGGGAGTTCATCCCGTGGGGTGAGACCATTGTTGCTGTGGACCCCTCTGGTCGCGGTAAGGACGAGACTGTAGCGGTGATCCTATCACAGATTAACGGGTTCCTCTTCATTCGGGACATCTTTGCTAGTCAAGACGGCTACTCCGACAAGACCCTCTGTGAAATCCTTAGGCGGGCCAAACGATACTCCGCTACCTCTTGCCTCATCGAATCTAACTTCGGTGATGGGGCCATCATGGAGCTGATGAAGAAACATGCTCAGGAAATGAAGGTCGGTATGAACTTTGAGGAAGTGCGTGCTACCACCAGAAAGGAAGACCGAATCATCGACACCCTGGAGCCCGTCCTTAACCAACACCGCCTGGTCATTGACCAACGACTCATTGACTGGGACTACCGGAGTAACCCCGACCAAGCCCCTGAGGAACGCCTACCTCGAATGTTGATGTACCAACTCACCCGCATGTGCCGCGAAAAGGGGGCCGTAAAGCACGATGACCGGGTAGACGCCCTGGCCCTTGGCGTGAAGTACTTTCAGGACGTGCTGGCCATCTCCGCCCAACAGCAGGCCATCGACCATTCCCGACAACAGTGGTCCAACATGGTAGACGGGTTCCTCAATGCCCCTACTCTGGCCACCGATCTGCTTGTGGCGGGAAGCACCTTTGACGAGCCCATAACCCACGAAGAAGGACCCATCTTTACGTGGATCTAAATTCCGTGAAACCCCTTGCTACGACTGGCCCCTAGAGAAGGTGCACACTAATACCCAGGGAAGTGGTGCTCCTTGGGTGTGGAAACAGCGACAAATGGGGGGAAGGAGGGGGGTCTAACTCTTCTTCTTCTCCCTTGTGGCTGGATCCAGAATCACCATCCCGTCAACTAGGGCGCGTACTGCGTCCGCTTTGTAAACCCAGAGGGACGGGTATGGGGTATGGACGGAAAACATTAGGGAGGAGGGGCGACCCATTTCCCTTGTGTTTACCAAGCGAGCGAAGCGAGCGTCCCACTAGCCCAAGACAGAAGAAGGACGACAAACAGAATATAAAGGGATATATTAGACAGTAGATGCGAAGCCTACTGTTGGATATATTGTTAATTATCTTTATTAATAATATTAATAATAATATTAACATTAATAATTATGTTTATTGTTCTTAAAGAAGAATGTATAGCGATAGGTAGCGATGTGATACATAGCGACCTATTACGATACAGCTGTTATAGAAAGAAAAATAACAATATAAATAATATTATTATTCTTATTAACTGTTTCCTTATTACCAATGGCACCCGACATTAAACAACCCTTTGAATCACCTTACTCCTCAAAGGTACGCCTTATCTGGATTACACCAGCAGCAGAACATACCATTGAACATTGTGCAAGAGTCAGTAACCCCAAAAACCAACAGACGTTGGATACAACTGGGAAGTTACTTAGGTATCTTGTTAATCACAACCATTGGAGTCCGTTTGAGATGGCCTCTGCGTGTGTTGAGATTAATACTACCCGAGATATAAGCGCACAGATCCTTAGGCATCGGAGCTTCTCATTTCAGGAGTTCAGTCAGAGGTACGCGTCTACGGTAGATGGGTTAGGTGGTCTGGAGATTCCACATCTTCGCCGTCAAGACCTGAAGAACCGTCAAGCTTCCCACGACGACCTTTCTAGGGAAGAGACACAAGCCTTCTATCGACGCATCTCCAGTGTCTTTGAGGATCTTGAACACCTCTACCAGGAAATGTTGTCTTCGGGTATTGCCAAAGAAAGTGCCCGTAAGATCCTTCCGATGAACAGTCCTACGAGGTTGTACATGTCCGGCACGATTCGCTCGTGGATTCATTACCTCAGTGTGCGTCGTGGTCCGGAAACACAACTTGAACACCGACAGATTGCTGAACAGATCTATCAAGTCCTTAACAAAAAAATGCCTAACCTATGGGAAGTTATCGGGTAAGTGACAAGCTTCGTTTAATTGAGTTTCGTAAGTTCTATCTAGTAATGAGACGGGGTCTACCAGAGTGGGCCTCGTTCCTCCTTCTTGGGTTCCTGGTGTGGGTGGAGGAGAAAACAATCAACAGACGAGTTATTAACACCATTGATGTTGCTTTGGAACAATATGAACAGATTGACCCTCCTACTCCTGTGGTTGCGCCTCCTGTTTATTCCGAATCGGGTAGTGACTTCTTTGATGAGATGCGTCTCACTGCCCCCTGGGCGGCTCCTGAACAGCCCTCTGACTCCCCGTAGGTGTGAGGACACCTCCGACTCCTCAGAGGGCCCTTAGCGGGGCTCCTAGGTGTCACTCATGATTTTTGACACAAATTTCTGAACCCCTTACGCCTGTGCGTGGCCGCCAGAATCCCCCCATGCCACCCCCCTCCCCTGGAAATGATGGCCACCCCCGCCCCATCGTGTCCAATCCCGTGTCCAACCGGCTCTGGACAGGCCCAAACGCCTTGCCCTGACTAGGTTGCATCACTGCTGGAATGACAGGTACGCAAGGGTTTGGACAGGACCATGACGTTTTGTTACAGGTAGGGGCAGGATGGGCCAAGGTGTGGTATATCGCGTGCGCATGTGTTCTTTTTATATAAAATCTGTGCCCATTAGATTTGCTTATCATTGACATTAGCAACACTTATCATTAAAGCCTTGACACTGGCAGGGCCAAGGGGCCATCATTGGCACATCGGACGGGAAACCGAGCCGAACACACACACACACAGACAACCATGGCCAACCTTCACGACACGCTCACCGCTCGCTTCACCGATGCTGACGAAATCCGCGACATCGCCAACCATGGCTGCGCAGGCGGTGTCTCTGGTTTTATATATACCCAAGAATGTGTTGAGTTCTTTGACAATCATGAAGAAGAGATTTACGATTACCTAAACGACTGCGAAATGTCAATGAAGAACTTTGCTACTGAGTATTCTACAATCCGTTCCCTCAAGAATGATATGGTGTGGACAGTTGTTGAGCTATGGTGTCAAGTGCAGAACATGGTAAATGAAATGGAAGCTGTTGCAGCCTGATCGTTACAAATAGGGCTGA